AATTTAACGGGTTCAATTTGCAATACTTCTGCAAGACCTTGAGATGGCTCAAAGTTTTTCTTTTGACGAACATCAGATGCGCCAGCAGCCCAATTTGCCGAACCTTGTGATATAGATGGGCCAGAAACCCAAGTAATAGCATTACCAGCAGAGCCAGAAACTGCTGTTTGTGTCCTAATGCCACCTTGATAAAAATTTAAAGCACTAGCGTAGTCATTAGCGTTATATGTATAAGAACCGCTTGTGGTTGTAGCCCTAAAGTTGTACCCAACCCAAGGATAGTCACCGCCAGAACGCCCCATTGCTACGGTACAAATGCTTGAACCGTTTTTTGCGGCAGTGCCGCCTGCACTGGCAACTTCAAGAACATAATAACCCGAAGGTGTAACTGCTATCCCAAAGTTACCACTGGAGTCAATACGGGCGCGCTCTGTACCAGCTTGCAAAAATATTGTGTTGTTTGCGGATAAATTAAAATCAGCAAAAGCGGCCCCAGCGTTTGCATAGCTACCAAGCGTATTTGTAGTACCGGCGGCGGTACTATCCATATTAATAATTCCACCAGTAGATGTTTTTGAACGTATTGTTCCGTTTACATCCAGCTTTGCCCCCGGCGAACTCGTCCCTACCCCTACGTTCTGGCTTGTATCTACAGTAACCGCTACCGTGCCGTTGTTAGACGCTAGTTGCAAAACACCAGAGGTGTCTGCGCTCATGTTCAGCGCCGTTGCGCTTGTCGTTCCTGCACTTACTATGCTTGCCATGATTTATCCTTTTAGAACACGAGCCAGCGTTGTCCGCTAGTCACGGTAACCGATTGTCCGCTTGCTATGGTTACTGGCCCGACTGAACTTGCGTTGTATCCTGTTCCAATAGTGTAACTTGCTGATACTGTTGTATTGTTTAAGATTAAGCCGTTTGTAGCCAAAAGCACCGGCACGGATACTTGGGCGTTTGTAGAGTCAACATTAACCGAGCGCTCTGCTGGGTAGGTAACAAAGACATCCTTATTACCCGCGCTGAACGAAACCAAGCTGCCCGAATTGCTGGAAGCCAAGACCGTGGTACGGGATAGCGTAGTGCCCGAGGAAGTGTATGTGCCAATACCAACTTCCCACTCGTTCCCGCTTTGCCCTGCAATGGTGTAGTACGTTGAGTTCCCGTTACCAATTGCTGCAAACGATTGATACCCTGTGGATGCGCCCGCAAGCGTGACTGTGCCTGTACCTGTTGTGGCGGTAGTCTCTTTAACGCGATCTGCTAGTACAAGTGCCATAATTTATCCTATACCGTTGTTGGGATTAACACCCAGCCAGCACTTTCTGAGTTATCAATTAAAGCCCATCCTGCTGTTTGAGAATCTGTAATATTTTGCCAGTTTGCATCTTGGCTGTCGTCTATTAATTTCCAATATATAGGGAAAACAGTACCAACAGCGCCACTTGCCTGCACTCCGGTTATTGCTGGCAAAATTACTGGCCCAACTGTTCCAATAGTACCTGAAGCCTGTACCCCAGTAACCCCAATAACCAACCCGCCATGCGTAATTGTGCCAACCGCGCCTGATGCGCCAACTCCTGTCAACGCTACAGAAATATTAGGGGCTACCGTACCTACATAGCCATTTGCTTGGTCGCCTGTTTCTGGCTGTAATTTTGTGTATACAACCGTGCCTACAGCGCCAGAGGCTTCAACTCCGGTAATTGCGTTTACCGCCCCGCCATGAGTTATTGTGCCAACTGCACCAGAAGCTGTGACCCCAGTAAGCGCAACAGAACGACTATCCGTAACAGTGCCTACAGCCCCGCTTGCTAAAACAGAAGTTAAAGCGCAAGACTGAGAGCTAACAACCGTACCAACAGCCCCCGAAGCGGATACCCCGGTAATAGCAATCGTGATATCGCTAGTGCCAAGACTAGCAAATGGCGACTGGGCAAATGCGGATATACCAAACATGGCTTACGGCCTGCGCCGCCTCCGCTTAGGTTGTTGCCAAACGCAACAGTGCAGTAGTCGTAGTGTTGGATGGCATCGTCAGGGTAAACGTGCCAGCCGTAATTGTCTGGGAACCAAACGTGTGAACACTAACTGCTTTATTACTCTGGGTGGAGTTATAGATCAACACCGTATCAAACGCCGTGGTCAACGTAACCGTTGTGTACACCAAGCTGGCAGAAGGAGTCCAGTAAGCCACACCAGCCGTAGTCGAGGAATTGGTTGCTATAGGGGCAGTTGCATTGGTTACCGTTACGCCGCCAGCCGTGTATCCTGTACCTGTTACTTCGTTTGTCGTTGAATAAACAGTAGTACTAGCGTTAACAGTAGCCGAAGCCAAATACAACGCACCTTTGAACGTATCGGCTGTAGTTGCCGCACGAATAGGTGCAGTGCCAAAATTATGGGTGGCGGTCAGCAATTCTCCCATGAAGGAGGTGCACATACTTTGGGTGTTTGCCATGATATTTCCTTAAAAAGATGCGGCTTCACCGCCAGCAAAAACGGGCATTTTCTTTAACGTAACGTGTGCAGAACGATGTACAAGTTCACCATCTAGCCAATACTCAACCCACGTTGTTAACTCATTGTCGTTGTCAATTTCGCCAGAACGATGTTCCAACAAAGAATCATCCATCTCGCCTTTGGTGGTATTAACAATCAATTTGAACTCCTAATAAGAGCAGTAGTTGAGGTATTGGCTGGCATGGTGATTGTAAACGTGGTGGTTGACGTTTTATCAGAGCCAAAGTCAAGGATAGCAATTGACTTATTACCTTTAGACGCGTTGTAAATCAAAGCACACCGGGCAGTCAAAGCTGATGTCCAAACCACATTGTTCCAATTTACATAAGCTGTATAGCCACTTGAGTTAATAGCAACCCCAGTCATAATCTGCCCACCAGCCGTATACCCAGAAGCTACAACTTCATTAGAGGAGCTATAAACCGTCGTGCTTGCATCAAGGCTAGCGTTGCCTGTATATAGAGCAACTTTAATCGTATCCGTGGACAAGTCATGGATAGCTTGATACAACTCCTTCTTGAAGCTGGTGGTCTGGGTCTGAACTATGCTCATGTGACCGCCTGCCTAAATTGACCACTGCGGTAGGCGTCTTGACGCTCCATACCATCACCCAGACGTTTAGCCAAAGCCAATGCTTCCATGTATTTTTGGTTGTACAACGCAATTAAATCCTGCTCACCTTTCATGAAGGTGTAAGCCTCTACCAATGAACCATACAGAAGCACGGTATCAAAATTATCGCCCAACCAGCTTGTCGTGGCTGTAGTAATTGATTCTGGGTAGTAGTAATAGTGAAGTTCTGCGGAATACGCCGTATCAGGTGTTGGGCCAAGGATAAAACTTAACTCATTAGAAATGATAGCGCCTGATACTGTTGGGCCAAACAATGCATAGTATTTAGGGGTTCCGGTATCAGTGGGGCTAGGATACGCCTCACGCATGAAGTTCACATCTTTGTTTAGAAGATAGGTATAACTACCACCACCATAGGGGAACACTGCTAACGAATAAGGAGCCAAGAAATCATCTGGGCAAGATAAGTACTTATTGTTGGCAGTAATTGTACCGGTCACGTTTTTGCGCAACGAGGGGAACTGTACCGAGTTATAGATGCGCTGCTCCGCTTGCTCAATGAAGCGGTTAATCTGAGCCGTAGACGATACAGTAGACGAATCCGCAAGGGTAATCGTCGGAAAGTTATTTTCCGTATAGGTCTGTATTGCCGACGAAAGCTCAGAATAGTTCATGCCATCGGGCCTCTTGCCATCACGCCTTTGGTAGCACAGCCATTGCCACGGGTTTTAATGCCGCTGGTTTTGGTGGTCTTGTCCGGGCCATTGTTGTACATACCAACGCTCATACGCATATCAGCCGTGCTAGATAGCTCAGAATCCTTGCCGGGATTGCTAGAAATTTTCATAGCCTTACCGTCCATCTTATGCGGTGGCGCATAAACAGCGGCAGAACCAACTTCTTTGCCGCCTTTTTTCATACTGTAAGCCATAATTTACCCCGTTTTCTGGTTAGCTGCACGAGACAGGTTACGCCCTACGCGCATGCGGTCTTCACTGGTAGGGCCACCCTTTTTCATGCCTTTGGCATGCATGCGGCTTTCGTGACCTTTGACCATTTTCTTGGCCTCGGTATCCGCAATTTGCTTTACTTTTTTCGTGTCCATCATTGACTCCTATGAAACCGTTACCGTTACTGTACCAACACTTGTAACTCCAACCAAATAGTTGGGCGTTAAACCTACATCAAAAAAACTAGCCCCACCTACGGGGTTCCAGCCCCATTGAATGTCCCGCGAACCGCCAGCAGGATAACCCAAAATATCCAAACCAGAAACTACATAACTACGATCTGGTCTAGGATTACGTATCGCTTGTGGGTCATCTACAGGATACATACCTAGTTGTAACTGCGGATGGTCAGGATCCCAGCAAGCTGGACATACTAGAAGATTGTAGTTCTTTGTCTTAATAATTTCCGTGCGTAATACCTTTAACTTGAATCTTTGACCACAACGGTCACATTCAGAAATTGCATTCTTACCAGAAGCAAATCTATTGCTCATGCCTACCGCCCAATATACGTCTGGCGCGGAACTAAGCGTAACGCTGCCTTCTCGTGATCCTCATAAGCTGCTAACTCCCAAGCTTCATCGTATTGTGATTTAAGCATTGGTATACGCTCCACACCGGAAGGAATTTTCCCTGCTATGTAGTAGGCAAGACCCGCTGCCATACAAGGTATAAACCGAAAAGGCACATCCATAATGTTTACCCCGCCGCCAGCATCTTGGGTACGCCGCAGTCTCCAATATGCCATTGTGTACGTCTGGGCATTATCGGGTGTGGGCCACACAGTCACGGCGGGTAATTGCTGCCAGTAAGCAGTAGCCCCAGAAGTATGCGAAGCAGCCGTAGTGTCGTTCTGTGCACGGAAACAGCTATATAGGGTATTCCCTACTATGTATCCATAATTGATTGTTTCTGCATCTATTTTTATAAACCCAGAAGCAGGCAGGCCCACAGTAGAACTAAGGGTAATTTCCGTACTTGTGCTTGTAATGGTGCTACTTAGGGTTAACCCTACCACTGAAGTCTGTCCGTTATACCGTTGAATCCATAACTGGATTGGTCGAGCTTGAGTCAACTTATTAGGAATCGTAGCGTAGGTAGAAACACTAATACGGGTAATGGTTAAGTCCGCCTGATTAGTTGTACTGTTTGCGTTAGTACGTATAACATGCTCAAGTAAATCAATCGTATCGGTGGGTAGAGCATATGTATTTTGCCCTTGCACTAAGTTGATAGTGCCCGGTTCGATAGTCCACAGGTTAATACCTCGGTTGGCCCAGTCAGCAAACATGATGTTGAGGCTGCGACGAGCCGTACGCAGGTCATAACCTGTGCGTAACTCGGAGCCAGCGCGTTCAAATGCTTCCTCGACTAGTTCACTTAAGTCAAGGTTAAAAGCTGTGGAACCCGAAGTATTTGCCATTATCTAAAACCTGCTGTTTTTGCTGCCACTTTAGATGGCTGCTTTACAAACTGCTTACCCGCCGCTTTACCTGCACGTTTTGCTCTAGTAGTGGCTGCGTACTCAGCCGGTGACAAAGATTTTATAGCTGCTTCAGGTAAGTATCGCTCACCTGTTTTTGACGACGGCTTTCCCGACTTAGTGCGCCATTTTTGTTCGCCCCAAGCTTTTAAGGATTGCTGCGGAGCTTTCAATCTCTATATCCCCCACCAGAAGCCTTGTACTTTTTAGCTACAAGCTGTGCTTTACGGGCTGACCACTGACCTGCTCCAGTACCTTGGGTAGCCGCAGCTTTCACTTGGGCCACAATGCGTTTACGAAGGCTTGGCTTAGTATAGTTTCCCGCAGCATTTACCTTACCACCTTCAGCATATTGCGTGAAGTCAGTATTATCCCTACGTGCTTTTTTCTTAGCACCGGGCATCTTGGACGGGTTGATATCACCCATGCCGCGTGAAGCCCTCATTTTTTAGCCATCCCGCCGCCACACATAATCATAGTGCCACGAGTTTTACCACGCTCAGCACAACCGTCTGCACGGCTTGAAGCAGTGCCACCCTTAGCCTTCTTTACTGGCTCGTCCACAGGGACTGAATCAGGATAAATTGGTTTGGGTGCTGGCTTAGGCGCGGGCTTAGCCTTCTTAGCCACAGGCTCGTCTACCGGAGTAGAGTCAGTATATTTGTAATCAGCCATGATTTTTCCTTAGCACATTGTGCCTTTGGTTTTACCGCGTTGGGCAATACCGTCGGCACGAGAAGATGCAGACCCGCCATTTTTCATAGCCATTTGGGGGGAAGCACTAGCTGCTTGCATGGGTGCTGCCATAGGCGCTTGCATATCAGGTACTGGATTAGCCATAGCTGCACCAGCAGCGGCGGCAGCGCGAGGGTCTACCCCTGCCTGCATAGCACTTTGCAATTGCCTTGGACTAGCGCGCCTACGCCCCGGCATTGATGTACGAAGACGAGGATTTGAAGCCATGATTTAGTCCTTAGCAGGCCATGCCGCCACGTTTCATAACAATATCTTTACCTTTGGTTTTACCTTTAGAGGCAATTCCATCAGCGGATTTATGTCCAGCAGCTAAACCACCGCCAGCCATCTTTTTCATGCCGCCTTTTTTCATGCCCATCATTTGTTTTTTGTCAGCAGCCATATCAGCTTTAGAGCCTTCTTGTGCGCCCTTCTTTTTAGCCATCATTGCCATAAAGCCGGGGTTCATTTTAGAAGCCATAGTATCACCACCTTTAGAAAATTTGCGGCCCTTGTCCGCAGTTGAAAAGTCTTGCCCCACGGACTGTGGGACTCCTACTTTCTTGGCAAACGATGGATTGTGAGCCACCGCTTCCATGAACTTGTGTTGCTTCTTACTTGTCGTCGGCATCGTCTTTAAACCACCGCTGTACGGTATCAGTTTCCCAGATGCGAATACCCATCCAAATAATTGTAAAAACGCCGCCAATAAGTGTTACCACAGGAGTCATCCACCCTAAAAAACCGCCAAGGCCCATTACTACGGCAGCGCCATCAGCCATTGTTTTTGCGTCATGTGCATCGTTCATATATACCTCAACATTTCCATCTAGCTAAAGAAGCCGCCTTGCGGGTTGGCTTACCTTTTTCGTCTTTCATCGGCCCCGGCATACCTGACATCCGCGCACAAAATGAGTTCTTGCGTGCGCCACCTTGAGGCTGGGGAGCTTTCAAATTACTGCCTGTTGCTGCGTTGTACTTGGCACGGCCTTTGGCTGTTAACCCAGCCCCCTTGGAGACGGGTAGCTTCTCGCCACGTCCTACTGCAAGGGAGGGGTTCTTCTTAGCCATAGAATATTGTGATACCTGTGACGGAACCAACACTGAGTGTGAGATACAGCCCAGTAGATGCCAATATGCCCTCGCCGGGAACAAATATACTAATTGTATTTGGGGTTCCAAGGCTTGCTATATCCATCGTATAGAGAACAGCAGCAGAAGAACCGCCGTCTCTAATTTCAAATGTTGCTGCCGTGCTTGCTTTAGGACTAACAACAAAACCTTTGAGTCGCGCCCGCCCAACGTAATAAGAACCCGCCGCACTCAAGTGTGCACTTTTAACATCAGTTTGTTGCATAACTAATCTCCTATAAAACAGGGGCCGTAGCCCCCGAGACTAATTACTGCTGGTTAGGAGCAGGAGATTGCGAACCGTCCGAGTTTGCAACGGCATACACAATGGTGTATTGCACCGTACCAGCCGTCACGTCGGCAACAGTGGGGGTCAACGCTGCTTGGATAATAACGTCAGTTGCGCCAACACCAGCACCGTTAGGGGATGCTGTAGTAGCTGCACCAGCCCAGTTAGCCAATTTGGTAGCGGCGTTGGTGTTAGCCAGACGACCTTGGGAGGTGATGTCTGTAGAAGCCCAGAACAGCGCAGTAGAGGCCGAAGTACCAACCACCACATTGGCTGCGGTAGAACCCGTGAAAGCTACCAAGGTATCAATAAAAATATTGACAATCTGAGAACCGGCAGGGATGGTAAACAGAGTCGTAGTAGCAGTAGCTGCGGCTACAGTTCCGGTATAAACTACTTTTTTAGTCTGGGAAACTAGGGTAGTACCAGTATTTTGGATGGTTCCAGCGGTAGTGCCGGTGGTGTTTTTAACAGTGCCAAGCAGCCAAGGGCCGAGATGAGTTGCGAATCCCATGATAGATATCCTTACATACAAGTGAAGTGCATCAATCGGTATGTCGTCTAGCCGGGACTAGTTTGATGCACCGGAAAGCCCGGAATAGCTGCAATATACACTAAAAAGAAAAGGGGCACAAGGCCCCTTTTCTCCACCTTTTTAGGCCGAGCCCGGCGAACCGAACACGCCCAGAGGATCAGACCAGCCGAACGAATAACGCTCACGGGCCTTGTAACGGACGTTTCCGGTGTCGAAGTCTCCATCCATTGAATTAGCCAGAGGCGAACGCACAAAGTGCTTCAGACCGTTAGGTACATCAGTGGTCAGATACCAACCATTGGTGTCGGTCAAGAAGTGGTTAACGGTGTAACCTTCAGGGATCGAACCGTTGTTCTTCAGCGCGTTGATATCGTTGTCGGTAGTGCCAACACGCAGGCTGGTTTCCAACAGACGGGTAGCAACGAACATCAGTGACGGAGGAACAATAAGCTTCTTAGGCTTAGCGGCGATCAACAGGCCACGCTCATCTGTCCACGCAGCGATCTGAATAACGGCGGCTTCCAAAGAAGTCTCGTTCAGGTCAGCGGCGGTAGTTGGGCGGTTGCTATTGGTGCCACCGTTAACCAGCGGGTGAGCAGTGCTGAACAACGCCACGCCATCACCGCCCGCATAAGCGGCAGAGAAACCGTTGTTGATAACAGCAGCAGCTTTAACCTGCTTGGTATACGCCATAGCACGGGCCAGACCTTTGGTGTAACGAGCAGACAGGCTGTCGTACAGGTTATCCTCAATCGCCTCTTCGGTGATCGAGAAACCCAAAGCAATGGTTTCGTGGTTGTAGCGGGTAGTCCATGCCTCTTGAGCATTGTCATAAGCGATGGCAGAGCCCTCGTTCTTAACAGGTGCAGCAGAGAAGCCAGACAGCTTCGTCTCTTCTTCAAAAGAACGCTCGGAGGTTTCAGTCTCGTAAAGTTCTTTGTGCTCTTCGCCGTAGCGAGCATATTCCAGACCAAACAATGCGTTCAATCCGGGGAGCAACTCTTTAAGTAGCTGTGCGCGTGAAATAGCCATTTTAAGTTACTCCTTAAGCAATGCTGGTGCCAGCGTAATACTGATGCTGACCAAAGTTAATTTTGACCAAAATCTCTGGATACTGCATGAACACGATGGTGGTATTCAAAGTAGCAACAGGAGCTTGATTCAAAATAAACGAGGTAGCACCGGCGGCAGCGGCGGTGTCAACAAACGAACCCGCAGAAACGTAGTTTCCAGAAGAGTCCAACGAACCAACATCAGTGCCAACTGGCAACGCGAACGGCAGAGCCGAACAAGTTACAGTAGCAGTAGAAATGCTGGTATAGGTAGCAGTTCCAAGGGAAACAGCCGTATCAGTCACCAAGCCAAGCACGCGAACGGGCAAAGACGAAGTGGTGGCAGGAGTATCACTTGGAGCCAAGATAGCGTTCTTGGAGTTGCCAGTTGCAGTACTACCTGTGTTGTTAATCATAGCCAGATTTTGGCCAATCATAGCGCGAGCGCCAGAAGCAACAGCGGTAGTAGCAGAGCAAACAACACCCTTGAACACTTGGTCAGGATCGTCAGCAACAATAGCCACTGCATCACCAGCCGCAGTTGATGCGGGCCAGTATTGCGAGAAGGTCAACTGTTTAGTGACGGGGTTGGTGTAACGGCATCCCAAGAAGATACCTGTCTGATTGCCTGCTGTGCCAGTAGACACAGACAAGCGGACGATTTCACCACGAGACAATCCTACGTAATCGCCGTAGAAAATTGCTGTGCTGTAACCGTTAGTGATCGGGTAATCACGAGTAGAACCCGCAAATACCTGACCGCCGATCAGGTTGATCGGTTTTAGCCCGTAAGGGGCATCAATAACCGGATAAGCCATAAAGGACTCCTATATTTAAGTACCAGAACCGAAGGTAACCTGAGATTTGCGATCTGCGAACAGAGGCATTTTCGGATTACTATCACGAAGAAAATTATTGTCTACTGATTCCATTTGAGCCTGATTCTGCTTAGCATAATATGCTTCGCGTTGCTTCATAAACTCCGAAGGAATACGGCATAACAACAGTCCACCAATTTCGATGTTGCCTTTAAAGCGTCCATCGGTAATAGCGTGCACCATAAGCTCAGGATAATCTTCCGCTTTCACGGGTTCATAACCTTCGCGTAACTTGCCAGAGATATTAGAAGGATCAGATTGACCCATCATGCTGATGCGGATGTACCTATGTGACCAACCGGGTCGGTCATTAGGTTGTGGAAGCGTTTCTGGGGGACGCCAAGTATCTGGACGGGCCCACTCATTACGTACATCCAACTCACGATCCAAACGATTTTGTTTAGCTTCAGCCATTTTTAACCTCTTTTAAGTAAAGCAACCTGACGGGCGTATTCTTCCAAAGGAACCCCAAGACGGCGCGCTTGCGCTGCTTCTGATGCCTTCAGCCTAATACGAGTAGGCGATGTGCTACGTGCGGCGGGTGCCACAACGGTAGCTCTAGTTGCACGGCGGGGCGTTTCTTCCTCCTCCGGTTCTTCGCTCTGAACAGATTCAAAATGTTCAGGAAATCTTTTGCGCATCGTTTTGTCGATGGTGCGGAAATACTCTTCAGTACCCACATAATCAGGACCATACTCTTTTTGTAACTTCCTGTCAATACCCATAGCGGTCATGGTCATTTCATCGTCTTGACCCCACCAATCAGTATTAGCATCAATCCATTTTTGAGTACGGGGAGTAACATTTTGCGGCGGTGCAGCATTTTGTGCGGGTTGACGCTCCTCTACTTCAATAGGGCGTAGGTCTTTGGCCTTATCTATACGTAAAGTAGCCTCAGCTATTTGAGTTTGAGCGTCCGTTAGGGCATCTACATCCCCATTTTCGTAAGCTTCTTTGTATTTCTTCTTAGCGTTGTTGAGTTCAACTTCCGCTACAGACTGGGTTTGCTGAATAAACGCCTTACTACCAGTAGATAACTGCTGCTGGAGTCGCCTATTTTCATCAATAACTTGTCGTGCATAATCTTCAGTTGCCTTTTGTTCCCGTAAAGCCTGCTCTTTAGCGCGTCGTTCATCGTGGTATCCACGAGTAAATTTCTTAATCCGCGACTGAACTTTCTCGTCATAAGATGATAATTCTTCCTCCGTGGGGTCATCAGGGGGCGGCGCGGGTTTGCGGTTACGGTCTTGAGGAGGGGTATCGTCCTCAATTTCTACTTCAAACTTTTCTTCTTTTGATGGTTTAGACGTATCTATCTCATCAGGGAATTGAAATTCTTCACCTTTAAATTCAGCCATAAATTACTCCTTATGCAGCGCGGGAAATACCACGCGGGTCTTCTACAGTTGCCTCTACTGAGGTATCGGGAATGAGTCGGAATTCGCGTCCATGAATCTTCAAGCGGGTGCCTGAATTAGGGCGCACAATTACAAAATCACCAACATCGCACGACGGCCCACTAGGGAACCGGGTTTTATCTTGGAACGCATCAGGCCCCATCTTTACTACAAATAATACTGGGGTCAGTACTTCTTCATAATGCATGGTTTGCGAAGCCTTAAGAATACCGTTCTCGGCATACTCTTCCATTGCTTCTGGGACGACGCACAGTAGCTGGAAAGTTTTAGGTTCAGGCAACTGTTTGGCTTTTTCTTCCGCACTCGTATTAAGAATGCCGGATAAATCTACCGCAGCAGTGTCAAATTCACTCATCAATTTTCTCCAATCGTTGCACAAGGTCTCTGACTATGGATTCTGCGTGGGTTAGACCCCGGATAACCCCGCAGGTATGCCGGTAATCGGCATAGTCCGTTGCTCTGCCACTGGCGATAAACGCAGCCTGCTCAGAGCGTAATTTAGTAATTTCGCTGACTAGGTAAGTTAATAACCGGTCGTTGTCCATGCTCACCCTTTCTTAGGTGGTTTTTGTTGAGATTGTTGCCGTTGTGCGGACTGCTGCGCCTGCTGCATCGCCATCTGAGCCCTGTGTTTAGCCACATCTATGCCCATACGTGCGCCTTCAGCCTCTTGGTTTTTGTTCAATTTATCCCGTGCAGCGGCGGCTGTAGCCCCTACCTGCATAGCCGCAATCTCTTTCTGGGCTGCGATCCGCGCCTCTTCCACACGAATCTGGTCAGCTTTAGCTGCTGCATCTGCTGCTTGTTTTTGGGCTTTAAGCTGCAAGTCTTGCTGACGTAGCTGGAGTTCTTGCTGCTGCATTTGAACCACTGGGTCTTGCATTTTCTGCTGTGCCTGTTGATTCTGTGCTTGCTGCTGGGCTTGTTGTAGTATCTGCTGTGAGGCTTGTGCTGCCAACATAGCAATTTTGTCTGCCAACTCTGGAGGAGTCTGCTTATTCTGATCTTCTGTAGGCAGGGGCATACCCATCGCCTGCTCAATCTGCTTGCGATATTCAAACGCAACGTGTTCATTTATATGCGCTGCTGCCGCTGCCATTATTGCCTGCGCCTGTGGGTTCATCTTCATAATCTGCTGAATATGCGGGTTCTGGATAGCAGACATATGTACTTGGATGTGCGCTTGGTGGTTCTGCTCAACGAACGCCTTAACCGGCTTACTGGTCAGGATGTTCTGGTTCTCCTGTATGGGGTCTACAGGTATCGCATCGTCATCCACCGGCACGAGCTTGTCAGCGTTCTTTATACCCAACACCTCAATCATCTGACGGTGCAAGAGAGGTAAGTTATAGAGTTGTGGGGCAGACTGAGCCAACTGAAGCACCGCTTGGTACTGCACGATTTTTTGTGCCATCGTCGCCGCGTTAGGGTCACTGACCGGTATCACATCCACAGAGTCATAGTCCGTTTTCTTGGCACGACGCGAGGCATCCTCTGGGTCATACGCATACTCGTCCGGGGTGTAGTCAGCAATGATTACTTTGAGGAGCTTGAACTCCTGCTTCATGGAGTAGTGGATACGCGCCTGAACCGCTGTCATCACCTTCAAAGTGCGCTCTAGCAAAGCCAAAGTAGTGCCCACCGGAGCGTTCGTGCTCATATCGGACACATTCATATCACCGCTGGATGCAAATGAACGCCCCTCTTGGACGATGTTCTGGAACAGAGCAAACAGAACCTGACTTGGCTCCTTGTACGGCAACGGTAAGATGTTGTCACGGATCGACCCGCTAGGCACATCAACGTCCCTAAATTCACCCGGCTGGATGGGAGTGTCATCTCCCTTGATACGCAAACCACGGGACTTCAAACCACCGGGCAGATTACTCAGCGTGCCAGCATCTACAAGCTGGCGAATAATCATAGTGGCGCTCTTGGCGTAGCCACCAATTAAGTGGATCAGGCCATACCCATAGAAGCCAAAGCCCGGAATGTACTGGTAGTGCACAAAGTGCTGGCGCTTGGTGTGCAGCTTGTCGTCCTCGTACCAATTACGGCGGACAGCCAAAATCTTACGTGTCCCCTTCTCAACGGTCACCACGTACGGCAGCGCAATCCCCGTCTTTTCACCCTTCTTGTTCTTGTGCTCATAGCCGGGCAAGTCCAAGTCAACGTGCATCTCGAGGATACGATAGCGCTCATCCTGTAGAGCAGTCATGCCCGTTTCTTCAGCCTTTTGCTTCTCAATGTCATCAAGGTCGCTCGTAGGCTCACCAAGGTCTACGTCACTGTAGAACCCAGCTTCTTGCAGTTTGAGCACCTCGTTCTCGGTCTTACGCATAACGTGCGTGACCCTCTCGGCAGACTCTAGGCTACTGGCTCCATAGGGCACAACCATGTCTTCAGCCGTTACAAACATCGCAACTTGACGCCCTCGGGCCGGGTCGTAATACACTTTCTTGAACGCAGAGCCTGCCAAGGGCAGCGACCACAACATCTTCTCGTGCTCTGGGCGATACTCAACCATAACCTCAGTAAGCTGGTAGTTCATGTCCTCGCGCACGCGATTTGCTGATTCTTCCTTCTTAATGTCCGTCTCACCAACAATCTGCGTCTTAACCGGCCCCATAGCGGGGAAGGTCTCCATCATTGCCTCAGACTGGAAACGCACAACTGATTCAGTCAGCATCGGGTGGAACACTCCACACGCGCCTTGCCACGGCTCAGTACGCTCTTCGTACTGCAAGCCCAGTAATTTCAAACCATCAATATAGGTTTTAATCCAGTCCTTGCGATCCATGATGTCTTTGTTAAAGTCATCAATCAAGTCATTACCTAGGGCATCTAGGTCACTGTCGCCCATGTAATCAGCAAGATTAGCATCAAAGTCCTTACTGGTTTCCTTATGTGGCGCAAGGTCAATGTCGATATCACCCATACCAATATGAAGAGACTCAGGGTCTTCAATCTCAATCTCAATATCTGGTTGAGCCCCCATATCTGATAGCCCCATAGGAGCTTGGTAGAGTGCTTTATCCATTGAACTTGTAGCCATGATTAGTCCTTAAACTGTGTAATACCGCTCGTTGCGGTGACCTTTGAAATACTTAACATCCTCAGGCTCGTCACTAGGCAGGCGCAGGAACCCACCTTGTCTGAACCTCATTAGCGCTAAAGTGGTCGCATCAACCAAGTCATCGTGCTGGCCTGACGGAAACTCAGCTATCTCGTCTATTAACTCTTCTGCCCAGCGTGTCTCGGGCACCCACACTTTACCCGACGCAATTATGTCTGATACTGCGTTGAGACGGGCAATTTTGTCTTGGCCTTTGCCGGGCGTAAAGTCCTGCACTGGTATACCCATCGCTCGAAGGTCATATATAAGAGGTGCACCTGACGCCTTTTTCTCAATTAACACCCCGTCTGGCTCAAAGTCCCGGTACTCCTTGAGCACATCGCGCTTCAAGTCAGGGTACTCCACCCGTTTGCGGTACGTATTTAGCAGGATGATATTGGGCATCCCGTAGTCTTCGTCGTAATTAAATATGCCCCACGTAGTCCCCGCAGAATAGTCGGCCCGGTTGTTCTTCTCAAAGGCCGTATCCCACGTTTGTAGTATGTATTCGCAGGGTGGTGGCCTATCGTTGGTCCATATCTTCCACCAATCTCGCTTTACGATGGCTGACTCGTTACCCACTGGGTTCTGCTGGTACTGGGCCTGCCATTTTGAGTTAGGCAGCTCGTTTCGCAGTGCTTCTAGCTCGCTAAGTGACCAAAATTGGGGCCAAAGTGGGTTCCCAGAGGGCAAAATAGCGGGAAACTCAATGACTTCCCACTCTTCACCGTTACGTGCAGCGGCTGCTTTGATAACTTGACCGGTTAAGTCCCTCTGAGACCACCTAGTCATCACTATAACTATAGAACCACCGGGCTGGAGACGCTGGCGGGGCCCAGATGTGTACCACTCGTACACCTTATCGTAGACTTCTGGGTTACTTGCCGCCATTGCAGCCTCTTGCTCAGAGTGTGGGTCATCAATAATGAGTACATCCGCGCCTTTACCGGTCACCGTACCGCCCACACCAATAGCAAAGTAGTCACCACCCTTGCTGGTGTTCCACCTTCCGGCTGCTTTTGAGTCCGCTTGGAGTTGCAAGCTGGGAAAAATCTCGTGGTATGCCTCAGAGTCAACCAAGTTACGCACTTTTCTACCAAAGCCTACGGCTAATTCGCCCGTGTTAGATGCTTGAATGACCTTTTTATCAGGAAAACGCCCCAAAAACCAAGCTGGGAGCAGATAAGAAGCAAATTCAGACTTAGTATGGCGGGGAGGCATATTAATGATAAGCCGCTTGCAAGTACCATTTGCCACACGCTCAAACGCATCAGCCATCCTCTTGTGGTGCGCCCCTGAAATAAAGGTAGGCCAGACTCGTTCGACGAACTTAATGAATTTGGTTTGGCAGAGTTCACGGTCTTTTAGCTTCTCTAGTTTGCTTAGCTGTGCCTCAAGCACGCGCAGATCAGAATCGGTCAGTTTCCCCGACGCTATTAGTGCTTCAATATCCTTAAGGGTGATGTCACCCATTATCTTGCACCTCAGTTTGCTGGATTTGGTCGTCTAGTTTAGTACTTATTGCCGCTTTTTCAAACGCTTCTTCGGGGGTTACGGGGTTTGACGGGCCTAGTTGCGCATCCAAATCATCCAACGGCGTGATGTCTGTTACGTCTGCGTTAAGTAAACGCTTGACCCGCTCCTTAATAGAGTTCTCTAGGGCAGAGGAAGTTGTGTGGTGGATGGTTATCTCGCTGCGCTCTGTAAAGAGGCCGATGTCCGAGTGCTTACCTAATAACTCTAGTGCCTTGAGTTCTACCTTAGGGTCGCCGTTGTTGGCAAGCTCTACTAAGCGATTGGTAATGAAGTTGCGGGCTTGGAGTTGATCCGCAAACGTATTGAAATCAAACGTCTTAACTAAAGAAGATATCGCTTGTGCCTGCGCAGATACAGCAATGGTCTTTGGTTTGGCTGGCTTGTTCTCACCGAGTATTAATTTACCCGCAGCTTCAAGATCATCTTCGTTGAAATTTATGCTGGGCCCAAGCTGGCTAATAAGGTCTGCTGTATTAGCGGCAATAGCAATGCTATCCGCATGAGTTTTTGGTTCCTCATCGGACAGGTCAAACGGAATTGGATGTTCCGCAGTAGCGTGAAGTTCAATCATAGGCACCGAGTAAACGGGGAGATGCGCAAATGTAACAGAAAAATATATGGGGGTGGGGGTCAAGCGTTACAAAAC